GTCTGATGGCGTGTGAAACAACGCTGTTCTCGAATTGGCTAAGCATGCCGCGAACTCTAAGGCTCGCTAGCAATCTCGCATGTGTTCGGCCGCGGAAATCTGGGTGCGCATGGGGCTTGGGAGCGCGCACATGGGCACCAGCAATCTTCACAAAGAACACACGCTCGATTATAGCATGCTTGACGGATTCAATGTCATTGTTGGGGATATCCCAACGAGGGCCATTATCTGCACGTACTCGATAATAGACCCGAGGCCCCTTCGGCCTCCGTCCTGCCTGCCTAGTGTATGTAACCGTGAACGAGTCACGTCCAACAACCATATTACTTATCGTTACATCGGGTACTGATGTACTTGTTGTTGAACCACGGCACACACCTAAGCGTCCCTAGCAGGAGTGGTGGTGGGCGTTGGCCCTCCGGAAATCAGCGATGTCTTCATCACCAATGCTTGGCAGAAATACCATTTCTACCGCCCATTGGGTGATGAGGAGAGTCTCTTTAGAACGAAGATTGACGAATGCTGGATCTTTAGTTTTCTTACGTGCTTCCACTCGTCGAGCAATGTCCTCGTAATAGAGATTCTCGTTGTCGCTGTTTCTGGGTAGCTTGCCCAAGCGCTGCCGCGCTTCCCTTGCGATTTCCCCCGCAAGGGTTGGTACACGGAGAGACCGTCCTCTTCTCCGTGCCCGTCGAGTTGCCAATTGAACGACTGGGGTGTTGATCTCACCCATGATCGGTGCCGCAATTGGCTGGTGGTCATCTTCGATATCACCGCGCGCGATAGCGTGGACGGTGGCGGTTAGAACAACATCTTCCTGTTCTTTGATACCGAAGAGACCAAGGATACATAACTTAAAGCTATGTACCCAATCCCACAGGAGCCAGTTCCTTCTGCTGATCCTCACAGAGCCATTAAGGTTGTTGGTTTGCCCACTGACTTGAATAATTTCAACATACGCGTTAGATCGCGTGACATGTTGAATCAAGTCAGTGTTAGGTAACAAACCCACAACC